AAAAGAACCTCTTACAGCTAAAGCACCAGTAGCGCCAATGCCAGTAGTATCTGTAATTACTAAATTTGGTGGAGTAATAATGTCATACCCATTTCCTGGATTATCTACAACAATAGATTCAAGTTTTCCATAGTGAACAAAATCTAATGATTTGTAATTTAATACTTCTACTCCGTTCGCCAAAATTCCATTTTTGGTTCCTGGAAAAGTTATAGTTTCATTTAAATCATTATTTTGTTTTGGAATTTCTCTGAATAATTTTTGATTGCTTAAAGTTTTATCTTTAAATTCATATAGTTCTATAGTGTTGTTTGTGACAGAAATTGCTTCGGTTGTTATGTATTCCTGTTGATCTAATTGACTTTTGCTTTTTGCTAACTTAATGGAAGTTGGATCAGCAAGTCTTTGTACAAAATAGATTCCCTCATCAGCGATTCCAGTTCGTGTGACTGTAGTTGATACTGTGTTTCCGTCAATATCTGTGCTAGTTGTAGTTACCTGTTGTGGCGTATAATAAACAGCATCTCCAGTATAAAATCCATGATCACCGCTAGTGAGGATTTTAAATGTATCTGAAGAAAATGTTCCACTAAAAGTAATGACGTTTTTTCTTACTCCTAGTGAGGTATTATTAAAATATGGTATTGATGATGAAGCTACTAATGTATTTTTTTCCTTCTTATATACATTCTGAACATTTGAAGCAATTTGGTCAATGCTAAAATTTAAAGAATTTCCTTTCAGAATATTTTTTCTAATTACAATAGAAGCAACAGAAACACTATCAAGGCTTCCTTGGTCTCCAATAGTAATTATTTTATCACTGTTAACCGAATATACTTTTGAGGTTCCGCTGTAATTATTTCCAGTAATCGTTACTGTATCACCTACTCTAAAAATATGAGGATTATTAAGAGTTAATTTATATCTATAATTGGAGGTATTAATTTTTTCAAGGACATCTACTTTGTAAGTAGTAGCCGCATTAATTATCCAGGAATTTGCCGCAGCATCCTTTGCGACAGTTCCTAGAGTTTTAACCTGAATGGTATCACCCTTTTCGTAATATCTGCTATTCAACTGTTGCGACATATCTGCCCGAGGACTTTTTTACTTATTTAGTAAGTATACCCAGAACTTCCACCAGAAGTACCGCCAGATGATTCAAAATTATTAGTTGTGTTTGTTGAATAATTTCCTGAGGTTGTTGTTGATGTAGTCTCTAAATTCATATAACTTTCTGGGTTGGAAAGACTTTCTTCTTTAGTATCATAGATGTATGAATGGGTTTTTGATATGTGCTTTTCTCCAACCATTTTTCTGCCACGATGTATGTGATATGGGCCATAATATGGCCTTCCATTGACCCAACCAATTAATTCTCCAGTGTGAAGATCGGAAAGAACATTTACTATCCGAACTTGAACAACACCACCATCGTTTAGTACTACTCTAGCATAAGTGTTTATTCCAACAGTAGATCCACTATCAATATTTCCACTAACATTGGTCAACCCATAAAATTGAGTTAATGATTTTGATGTATATGAAACAACTCCAACAGTTGTATCTGTGTATCTAACACTCAATTCTCCAGATGTTGGAAATCCAACTGTAGAATCTACATCGAATGTTGTTGATGATGTTGTATAGTTTCCTATTAGTTTTGTTTTTGGGTGAGAAACAAATCTACCATATTCTGATCCATCAACTTTTAAATCCCTATTGTAATTAGCATCAAAACTTATTTTGTAATAATCTGTGGTTGCTCCACCAACTATTATTCTTTCAACATCAACTACTGGAGCATATGATTTGTATATAATCCCCTTGTACTCATTTTGGTATAGAGTGTATCCACGAATATCCATTACATTTCCCTGTAATGGCTCAACAATCATATCTTTGGTAATTTTATATAATGATTGTGATGGCGTTAGTAGATTTTCTCCAGGTTTAATTATTTCAACATCTTCACCATACAGTGCTTTAAAAAGAATCTTAAATGATTGATCGGTTCCTTTTGAAGTATAAAAATCCTTCGATTGCTTTACAAATAAATTTCTATCAAGTTCACTGTAGAGAGTTCTATCTTCAAGACCTGGTAGAAACTGGTATTTTATTTTTTTGAAAAATTTAGATAAAAAGTCAACACTTAAATTTTTTACTGTGGCATCTTTAGTATGAGAAGCAGCATCACTTGTGGAGAAAATAAAATCTCCATTTGATTCTCCGTTAACATATCCTTGAAATCCACGAATACATCCAGTAAAACTTGTTGATGTTTTTCCAGTATATGTGATTATTTCATTATTAATTCTAATTAAACCATATTCATCTGGAAATCCTACCGTGTTGGTTACTGATATTGTGCTATCTGTGCTACTAATAGTAGATCTCAATAAGGTAGAATCTATAGTATTGGCATTATTGTTTAATTTGATGTACCTATCAATATTTTGAATCAGGTCAATTGGAGCTCCTTGAAACTCTTGAGCAAGATAATATTGTGATAAAAATTCCCCAAGTAGAGGAAATTCATCCCTTACATAACTCGGAAGTTGATTTTTTACAATTGTTTTGAATTGTACTCTAGTTTCTGTCATGTTATGGCTTTACGAGTAAACCTCTGTTATAATCGTAACTTGAAGAAACGACATAAGATGATGCTGAAGGATCTAAACCAGAAGCAATGGAATCTGATACCATGTCAAATACACTATTATTAATATCTAATTGAAGATACAGATCTTGAAGTCCAATAACATCATTAGATTGTGGAGTTGTAATGATCTGAACAATTGATTGTCCATCAATTATTTTTGATGTTGATTGGATATTGATTGGGTTTAATGTAATGATTCCCTTTACATAATCAACAGTACCGACATTTCTCCTAACAATTGTTGGATTGGTGGCAGTTGGAGAAGAAAGAGTAAACAAGAACAACGATCCAGTAATTCTATTTGTTCCTGGTATATCTGAAAGATATACTGTTTGAGAAATTCCAGAAACTTTAAATCCACTAGAACGGATATTATAACCATTCATACTCGAAATGTGGAATTGGTTACCAAACCCTATGGAGTACTCAGCAAGTGCGTTGAGGGCAGCCCTGATGTCTCTCCGCATCGATACAGAGGTTATATTGGAAGTAACAGACTCATGACTATCGTCGATTATTTTTAAGAATTTACTATATTTAAATCTTGCACCATACTTATTCAATTCACTGGAATCAGCATAATCATTTACATTGTTTTGAATAATAGATGATACATCAGCTGCCGACTGTGCCTGATTAGAGTTATAATAAATTTTAGAATTTACTTCAAGGTACAAATATTTGAGATCTAAAATTTCTGGAACAATTCCTGCTACAGCATACTTCTTCAAATCTCTCTTAATATTTTCTTTGATGAGGTTTGGAAGAAATTCTCCACTTCTTGGTTTTATACTAATGAATACCTTTCCATATTGTGGAGGAATTAACTCTTCTCCACCAAATACAGAAATAGATTCTGTTTCTGGATAAATCTTGGCAGGAATCAAAGTCTCATAATCGTTCGCCGTCAAAGCTCTATTTTGAGAAGCATAGATTCTTGGAGCAAACTTCTTAATAGAGTCTGCTTTTTCAATAACATCCCCACCACTGGAAGCAACATCTGTTGTTATAAGAGAAACGCCTTGGGAAATGTTATATGTAACGGAATTTCTAACATAGGTCATTCTTCCATTAAAGGAGAATACATCTACGCCATTTGAACTTCCGCCACTTGTCGTAAGGTATGAAATTTCAATTACATTGCCTTCACTTAAAGCTTTACCAAAAATTCCATCGCCAAAAATAATTTCATATCTTTCATCTTCTACTTCTTGAAGGAAATAAACTCTAGAATCTCCATCAATATCAAACAGACTATCTTGTTTAGTAAAAGTTTGTTTTGCTGTGCTGCTATTTGTTCCTACTCTGACTTTGATTAAGTCAGTATCAACGCCAACATTATTGATTAAAAATCTTTGATTGGGATTTCTAGAACTATAGGTATAAGTTTCTGTAAGATATGTACCCTCATATACTTGAAGGAAATCAAATGAAGCAACACCATCAAATACTGGTACTGTTATATCGTCTATTATTGAAAAGACATATGAATTTGCACCAAAAGATCCGTTAGATGTTGCGACTGGACCTTTGTTTAAGGTAATTGATGTTGGTGCTGGAGTAATTCCGTCAGTATCAACAAAAAAACTAATATATGCCGTTGATGCTTTTCTTGATCTTGGGGTATATCCAATATTTCTTGCGAGTGCTACTACATTCTCTCTTAATGTAGCAGTGTCAATGAAACACTCATTAGACACCATATTGGCATTATATGATGTCAAATATGTGTTGTAGGCTAATACATCAAGAATCGTTGACAGGTTCGATCCTTCAAAGTCATAATCCGTAAAGTTGGAATTATTCCTTAAGTATTCTATAAGAGTGGATTTGATCTGGGCAAAATCCAGATTTGCGTAATTTACTAGTGCCATTTATCGAGTTGATTCTAATACAAACTCTAACTGTTGAGGTGGTATATCAACTCCAACGATTCTATAGACAATAGTTACATCAAATGCGTTGTTATCGAAGTCTGGATTAACTAAAACCCTATTCAATATAACTCTTGGTTCATAATTGCGAATGGAGTTTTCTATTTCATCTCTGATCGTCACCGCAGTGATATCGTCAATGTTTTCAAACAGTGAACGACTAATGCGTGATCCAAAATTTGGATCAAAAAATTTTTCACCAGGGTAAGTAAAGACAATATTTCGGACTGATCTTGCGATAGCCGAAGCATTTGTAAGTCCGACGACATCATTTGTAAGAGGATTTCTCTTAAATGTCGCACTAACGTCTTTGAAACTTTGACTTACCCTTTCTAAAGGCATTATTTATGTTTGTATAATATGTTCTGTCTTATTTATAGGGTCAAAACTCATTAAGAACAATGGGTTCTGTGCCATATTCCCAGTCATCATAATCCTCATCATTGCGAATCTTCTCATGAATCTCATTTTGTTTGACAAAATCGTGTTTTTTGGGCGTTAAATCGTCATGTGCGATCTCACGAAGCATTTTTTGATGTTGATCGTTAGCTAGATTATCTAAAAAATCGTTGTTTGGAGTCATTCTTCCTCTCCTTCGGTTAGAATTTCGCGTTCTTTAGCAGTTTTCCAAAAATATTCGTCCTCACGACCCATTCCAAGACGCTCAAATCCATTTTCAACTGAGTAATATCGTGTTGAAACCTTAAAATCAGGCATTTTTGGTTCAATAGGTGTCAAACTATTGTCAAAAATGCGTAATCTGTTGTTTGGATAGAGAGCATATTGTCCATTATCAAGCTCAATAAGGTTGTGAGACTTGTGTTCAGCAGGATTTTCGCTGGTGGCATAGTCAATTACATCAGCATCTTGATGATAATTGTCAATCGTACAGATATAAGTGCCTTTTTGAATGCCATGATCACGAGTATAGCACTCAAAGTCCATACTTCCGATGAATTGTTTATGAATTGACACAACACCATAGTCCATACAATTCCAGAATTGTAGGTTAGGTAGGTTCATATCAGGGGAAGGAGTCTCAGGACGCGATACAAAGGCACTGATGGGCAGCTTATCGTACATTGCGGCATACTCTGGTAAGTATGTCTCAAAATAAAAAGCACGCCCAGGCATCGATTTACACGATACCCAGACGCCTTTTACGAATTCACCATGACCACTCTGATGATCTGTTAGATATTCTTTACGCACCCATACTTCAACGGATGGTAGGTTGCAGATAAGAGCCGCCATGAAGAGTTTTTATATAACTCTATCTATTTACCCTGCCCACGATAACGCTTCTTTTTGTTATTGCGAGAGGTTGCTGAAAGAAGAGTATTTTGTGACCGTCCTTGACGAGTCTTTTTGGGATTACCGGGAGTATAACCACCACCCTTCATCATTGCCTTTGCCATACTAAATCTCCTCTAATTGAATTAATTGTGGTTCGATATGTTCTCCCGAGAAAAACGATTCCGAGAGATCTTGTAAGACCTCAACACATTCTTCATGAGTGAGGTCTGTATGTAAAATATTCCCATCATAGAGAATATTAAAGCGTTTCATCAGATTACGCGAGTTTTTTCGTGGCCCACGCGGATCCGGGGGTCACACCAGATCTCATAACCTGCTTCAATCGCATCAAGACAGAATGATACATCTTCTCCACACATGTCTTGAACAGCACCAGATTCAAAGACTTGCATCTTAGGAGCAAACCAAGGATACTTAATCTTGGGATCTTCAAAGACTCCGTGCTTAATCATGACCCATCCAAAACCAGTGTAATCAACCGTGAAGGGCTTGCGGCGCTTCTGAATAGACTCCACTGTTTCGTGATTCATGACTCCACCATTCTTGCGGAAATCATCTTCCTCCAACCAGTGTGCGACAGAAGTTGTGTGACCATCTTCGGTAGCATACCATCCTGCAGTAATCTCCTTCTCCTCTCCATCAGCAGGAAGAGAAAGATCACACAACTGCCAGAACTTGTTCGTGTCAAAGACAATATCCGAGTCAATCCACAGTTGATAATCATACTTCAATTTACCATCCCAGGGAATCTGATCAGGTCCACGAAGTACATTCGCACCAAGTACCTTACACCGTGCGAAGTTTACCATTGAACTATAATCTTGACTGATCTGAATGGCCATACCATTCTGTACCATGTCAAAACATAGTTGTACAAAATTCTTCAGAAAGATATATGATACTCCTCGTCCAGGTAGACAAAATACAATTGTCTTTCCTTTCATGCGTTCTTTAATAGCCGCAATGTCAAACTCCTCTTCTTTCTTTGCGGGAGCATTTGCTTTTACAGTAAATCCTTTTGCCATAAGTCTGAGTAACTTCAGTTCAATTCTAACAGTCTATGTATCTAATGTCAATATGAATCATTCCCACTTGGATTTGATGACATACTTCCATTTCTTGGTGCGGGCAATTCTACAAAGTTTAAATCATCAATCTCATAGTCAGTCTTCATTAAACCAACCATATTATTGAGACCTTTCCATACTTTCCGAAATTCTTCTTCCCGTAATGAATGATATAAACATCTATCCTTTGCGTAGAT